TTAGCAACACGGTTGATCAACACGGCCAAAGCGGCGTGTTCGTCACCAACGAATGTAGCAGTACCAGATACGGTTGCTTGGTTGTATGTGTACTCGGTTGCAGCCAAACTACGTAGGCTCAACAGAATTTCTTGGTCAATTTCAGCAGTAATTTCTTGTGCTAACGCTGCCATGATTTCAGCTTCAACGTCAATACCATGTTGGCTTTGAGCGTCTTGAGCCGCTTCAAATGTCCAACGTGCTTGTAACTTACGTGACTTAGCTTCAACGGCTTGACGTAAGATTTGTACGCTGATCTGCTTACCACCGTTGCCTTCTAAGGCAGCAGTGTCGTTACCTGTATAGTAACTTGTTGTGTCGTCCGCATATGGAGTGCGAGAATATGCTTGAGCAATTTTGAATGGGCTCAATGCTTCTTCACCAGCTGTTACGCTAGTTTGTGCCGCACTGTTGTCTGTTAAAGACTGTGCATAACGTACACGTAATGTGTGGATCTGACCAACTGGACCTGTCATTGGCTGAACGCCTACCAACTCGTTAGCGATAACTGTTGGCATTACACGACGGATAACTGGAAGAATAACGCGGTTTAGAGTAGCGATATTACCTGCAGTAGTTGTGCCTGCTGAAGATTCCTTCAATAGTGCTTTGCGAGTGTTTTCTAAGATTACACCCATTGTTGAACGGCGAGTACCTTTTAAGCCTTCTAGAAGGGCTTCTCTAGTCTCGTCCCAACGGCTTTCTAATAGAACTTGTGACATTTATATTTCTCCTAATTTATGTCGTTTTTTTATAGCCCTGCTAAACGCTTAAAGTCGATAAGATTATTATCTTGCTCAACTTCAACCTGTTTCACAGCTGGTTTATCTCCAGTAATTTCAGAAATCACTTTGGACTCTGATAGAACTGCCTTTGCAGGCTTCTTCTCAGCACCAGTGTTTAAAACTGCTGGAAGATACTTGTCGAAAGCGGCCTGTAACTTTGGAGTTTGTACGCTTTCTAGTAAGCTACGCATTGTAGAAGCCTTTTCTTCGTTCAATGTGGATAATAAATCACCCATCATTTTTTCACGTTGTGTAGACTCTTTAATAATGCGAACTTCACGTTCTTTTGATTCAACTAATTTCTTAGCTTCGTCTTGTTTCTTGATGGATTCGGCTAATTGTGCATCTTTTTCTGCTAAAGCTGACATTAACTTACGTGTTTCTGCTTTCTCATTTAAGTGAGTAACAGAGAATTCGCTTGCGAAAGATTCGAAAATCTTACGACCAAAATTGTTTTCACGTGCAATTTGAATGTCCTCTTTCAATTGACCCAATTCACCCTTGAGATGGCTAGTTACGACTGTATTCAATCTCTTAGCACTTTCAGCCACAAAACGTGACTTCAATGCTTCAAGTTGCTTACGGCCTTCAGCAACTAACTTAACCTTAGCTTCAACAACTGCTTGTTTGTCTTGTGCGAATTCTTTAATTTCACGTGCTAAAGCATGAACAACGAATTGTTCTAACTTTTGCTGACTTTCAAATTGTTGCTTACGCTCACTACGTAATTCTTTGATTTCTTCTGCTAACTTAGTTGCCATGAAATCATTGAACTTAGTTGCACTTTCGTGTAACTTACGTTGTGCTTTTACGCGGTCTTCGTTCATTGCTTGTCTTTCAGAATAAAACTCACGTATTTCTTCCTCTAGATTTGCAGTTACCATTTTGTCAAGGGCTTCTACCATTACATTCTTGTCATGCTCATATCTCTGTGCAAATTCTTCGTGTAGTTCTGCACGTACTTGCTCCCGAGCTTCATTTAACTTAGATTCCCATGCTTCGTTTATAGCTTGGCTGGTTTCTTCGTTAATTATTCCACTCTCAAGTAATGGTTTAATAGCATCAAACATGCTGTATTCCCCTATTATAACTTGAGGTCCTTGATAAGACGAACCACTTCGTCTTTCAGGTATCTCTGTACTTTTTTGTCGTTTCGTGCTTCTCCTGCTATTTCCAACAATTTATGACCATGACGCATATTCATCATACCTTCATAAATTGCTTTAGGATAAGCATTTGGTGCACTAGGCTGTGCGACAATATCCACAGTGACTATTTCAAAGTCACTAACCTTACCAGTAGCGTCATCTACGTTGCCGCTTCCTCTACTACTAACACCTAATTTTACGCCGCTCTGTAGCATGGTAGAAACAAGTTCTCCCATTGGAGTAGGTAATATTTTTAGTTTTCCAAAACCATTAGGACCGTCCATCCACATATTAGTAATCATATGGGATACACGGTCTAAATTGATTTTTAAATCGTCTGGATGATCGACTTCTCCTAAAACCGAGTTGCCTTCCATAATTTGTTCATTGAGTTGTTCAACTGCTGACTCAATTTGATCGACGGGGTAAACACGCTCATTGGCGTTCTTTACCCCACCTTGAATGAAAATACCTTTCATGTAAAGAGATTTTTTATTTTCTCCGTCACTGATACTTTCAACGACCATGTTAGCACGGTCGAACGTTAAGTTTTCTCTAAGATACAAAGCCATTTGCTTCTAGAGTTCCTTATTTCTTAATAATTTTCTTAACTGACTTCTTAGATTCAG